TAATGCAGTGGTTAGTTAAATTAATGGTATTGAGTACTAATGTTAAGTCTCTTAAATCACATTTGTTTTCTAATGTTGCCGCTGCTATTATGAGGAGGATCGACGTGGTCGTTAATGTTTACTTGAAAGATGCTTATAAAGATCATCTTGGTTGTTTTAAAAATTCAACCGGCGAAAAGTTACCAAGTGCTTGGAATTTTCGTGTTCAAGAAGTAAAATTAATGTCCAATGGTAGTGATAATGTCGAAACAAGCTGTACTTATGAGTTTGAGGATATCTATAGCACTGATAATATTTCAGAGGTATTGAGATTTTTAGCTCTTAAGTCGCGAGTTCACACCATGAAACAAAAACACGTTGTAAGTGAGGTATTAAATATGTTTGATACAGGATTTTGTCCTCACTTCATGATCAAGAGTGAATGCAAGGAATGCGCCAATAATGACGCAAAACTTGGTATTTCTGAGATCCGTGCTATTGCGGCAGATCAGGTGCAATTACTTTCCCGAAGTGAGAGAGAAATGCTTACTGGTGAGCCGCTATTACCTGAGAATCGACACCTGAAGGTAGGTGTTTTGAATCCTGTAGATGAAGATGGCAGTGAGAGTGATGATGATGATGAGAACGATAGTGTAGACGAAAGTGCTGCACAGTTGAACCCGGAATCAACACCCGAACCGACGTTGGAACGACAGAATTCTGATGATGATTGGGAGCCTGTAAGGGCTGAGAGTACATTCGGTGATGTGTTTAAACAAGTGTGTACTCAAGTCGGTGATGGATCGACAAATATGGTACAACAATTATCTGCTAATTGGCAAGTTGCTGCGGCGTTTGGCGCCATAGTAGGTCTTATAGCAGTTATGCGTAGTGCCATAACAATATCAGCTGCGGCTGAATCATTGCAGGAAAAGGATCCTGTATTGATGCCTGGCGAAGTCCCAAATCCGTGGGTCGCCAAGAAGCTAAAGCGAGTTCCATTGTTAATTCGTCGTTCTAAGGAAAGTGCGTCAACGACGCATATTGACTTACGTGATAAGGTGGCGCGCAATGTTTTGTGCGCTAAAGTATCATTTAACGGCAGATCGACATGTTTTAATATATGTCCAATGGAAAATAATTATTGGCTGGCTCCATATCATTCAGTCAATCACACATATCCTTTGAAGATTATGGTCACAAATTGTCAAAAAGATGAGACCGGAATTGATGTAAAGGAAATGTTGAGTGCGAAGAGTATGATGCGGATACCAGGAACTGACTATGCAATTTTGCGACTCAAGTGTGTACAACCACGCAAGGGTTTTGTTAAGTTTCTGCCCGAGGAACATATATGCGGTGACAGTTTAGTTGCCACTTGCATATATCGGCCAAGACGTGACTGGTTTAATAAGGAAATGAGCCAATCACGTGATGATGTGCTACAGCAAATGGAGCAATCATTAGGTTCTTCTGGATGTTATACGTCATTAGTACGTACCAGAAGTAGAACCACAATTGATGTCCCTGACTATATGTCTTATCAAGGATTTCAGTATACCCCTGACCATTACACGTTCAATGGAATGTGTGGCATGGTCATGGTTCTTCAAGCGCGAGGAGCTGTGATCATGGGTATGCACCTGGCTGGCGATGGCGAGCATGGTGTAGCAGGAGCCTTGATACAGTCACAAGTTAGTGATACCATTGCATCTTTTAGTGACGACCTACTTCCTATGAAAGGAGATGGAGGAGTCACTGAGATGCAGTACGATTATTCATTCGATCAATATTCTCTATCTAAGGAAGGAGTTGATATTATCGATGATGTAAATCCTAAGCACTGTATGCGTTTTATGGACGCTGATCGTGCTACGGCTGTTGAAGTGTATGGACCCCATGAAAAGGGTACGCGAACATTACGCTCTGATGTAAAAAAGAGTATAATTAGTGACACTGTGGCAGAAGTAATGGATTTACCTCGTATTCATGGTAAACCTAAAGGTATTGGGACATGGCGACCATTTCAAGAAAATGCACAAGAAATGATGGAGCCAAGTAATTTATTCGATCCTGATTTACTTGAAAGTTGCGTAGATGAATTAGTCGAACGCAATTACAAGATACTGAAGGATAATGACCTTATTCAACATGTTCACTTTGTAAGTGTTGATGTGGCCATCAATGGTGTACCTGGAATGACAGGATTTGACAGAATTGATCTGTCGAGTTCAGCTGGTCATCCTCTTGACTCATCAAAAACCAATTTGATTGATTATGATAAGTCTGAGATAGATGCCAATGGTGTCATTACAAAGGTTGTCTTTGAGGATTCAGTCTATGAATCAGTGGAAACACTGAAACAAAAAGCACTGAATGGCGAGAGGCTCTGTACTATATTTAGAGCTAACGTCAAGGACGAGGCAACGAAGTTCACCAAGGATAAGTTACGTATCTTTGCTGGTACATCACTTGACTACTTATTGCTATGTAAGCAGGCATTGAGTGGATTCAATAGAGTCTATCAAATGCATTGGGATAAGTTTGAGTGTTGTGTCAGTGCCAATTGTTATGATGACGATTGGACAAAATTGTATAGATCAATATGGCGTGAAGGACGTGACAATCGGTTCTTTTGCGGAGATTATAAACATTGGGACAAAAGCATGTGTCCACAGCTGTTAGCTGCGGGCGCGAGTGTTGTCTATCGCTTAGTTAAGCGATGTGGATATAATGAAGCAGAGTTAGAGGTTGTTAGAGCTATATTGCAGGAATTGGTCTATCCAATATATGAATGGGACGGTATGTATATTCAGTTTTTGAGTTCTCTACCATCTGGTGTGTTTGTGACTGTTCTAATGTCCAACACATGTAATTCATTGTTGTTTCGTTATACTTTCTATACAGCAGCACCAAGTAATTTGTGGAAATATGATGACCACATCGTTGCCAATTTTATGGGCGACGACAATATCGGGACAGTAAGTCCTGAATGTACATGGTGGGATCAATTGGTCCATGCTAGAATATTGAAGGAGAAACAAATGACATACACATCAGCGGATAAAAAGAGTGCGTTGAAACCATTTTATACAAAGGATGATGCTGCTTATTTGAAACGGAAGTTTGTGTGGAAT